CCTGCAATCTGTCCAGCTTGATCCATCAGGGACTGCTGCTGTGCTGCTTGCTGGGCTGCCTGCTGCTCCTGCTGACGCTCCTGTGCAGTCTTGATCAGGTTGAGCTGATCGATACCTGCGGAGGTAGCAAGGCGCTTGGTGAACTCTTCGAGGTTAACAAAGGTTGGGATCTTGTCAGGACCAATGGTCTGGCCTAGGGTCTGGATGAATCCAGTCAGGGCCTGCAGGTCTTGTCCACGTCCGACACCGGACAGGCCGGCTACGACAGTGGGGAACACGAGATCCTTGGGCAGCTTCGGTAGCTCCTTCTTACGTTGGAGGTCCGAGAGCTTACGGTTAAGGTAAGGGGTAAGCAGCTCAATGGTGAGGCTGCTGTAGATACCACCCAGCTGCTCATCCAGCTCAGACTTAGTGGAGCGGATCTCTTCTGCGGTAGTCCGCTCAGAGTCACGCACGTTCAGGCTGAGGAAGGCATCACTGAGTCGCTGCGTGAGCATGTTGATCATGTCATACGCAGTCTTAAAGTCAGCTGTCTTACCGACCTGCACCACACCGACTTCATCAGGACGACCCTGAATCACGGTGCCGTTGTGTGCTTCGGCCAGCTGCTTGGGTTTGGTTGTAGAGCTAGGGCTCACGAGGAAGACGACCTTGGCTGCAGCACTGCTGCCCTCCACGATCGACTGCATCAAGCTATCAAGGGAGCGGAGATCACCAAGGAACTCCTCGACCCGACCACGCCCATAGCTCTCACCGTCTACCATCTGGAACCGAAGGGGGATCCAGGGTGTGCTGTTCTTAGGAGCACTGCTCTCGGTATTGGGTAGCGGCTTACCGTCCACCTCTTGGTACCAGGACCAGCGTCCGTTCTCTAGGGTCACCCACGTGTACAGGGCTGCCTCGTCTAGGTCAGGGTTGATGACTAGATCACCTGTGACGTTACCGCCACCCCCTTCACCCACGTGGTTACCCGGCATCATGTCGCCGCCAGATTGAAACTCATCGGGCAGCTGATCACGGGGCACAGCTTCCAGTGTAACGATCTCGATCACGTTACCATCGCCATCCCGATTCACTACGTACCGGTCAAGCGGGTACATCTTAAGACCCTTGTTGCCCATGAATAGCAGGGCGTTACCGGTAGTCACGAGGTGACGCATGGCCTGTGAGATGATCACACGGTCAGCTGTCTCTGCGATGTTCTGCATGACCACACGCTCCATCTTGGAGAGCACCGTGTCGATCTCAGAACGAGCCTTCATGTCCAGATCAGGATCCTTGGCCAGTTGGCCGTCGTTGATCTGTAGCTTGAAGAAGGTTTGATTGATTGGGAACAGGGCCAGCATCAGTTTGCTAGCCATTACGTTCACGCCTTTGGCGCCCACGGATTGCCACGGGGTGGGGAGGTAAGTCCCGTTAGAGTGGCCTGAAGGGGGCATTAGGTAGGGAAGCGTTAGCTTCGCGCAGTCACGGGCGATGTCCAGAAACTGTTGGCGTGTAGAGCTGAGTCGGACGTACCTTTGCTCAGCTGTTAGTCTCTCTTTACGATCGTCCATTCATCACACTCCGATGGATAGGCCACCCTGGGTGGTCACATCGTCAGGAGTAGCAATGCCAGTGACACCTGTAGCATCAGCAATAGCAAGACCTGTCTCGTTTGTTGTGTCCAGAACTTCTTCTGTAGCGGCACCGTTAACCTCCGGGATAGCTGTTGCTGAGTCTGCGGTTGTCTCGAACTCCCCACGGATGATATCCGTAGGCTCTGGTACACCTTCCTGTTCCTCCAGTGATCCAGCAATATCCTCCATGAGACCACCCATGGAAGCCTCCATGTCACCAAGGACTTGATCCATGGTAGACGCAAAGTCCATAGCCCAAGCATTCTGCTGCTCGGCCATCTCATTGAAGAACGACTCGAAGTCGATCGCATAGGGATCTTCAACTACAGGTTCAGTTGAGGCCAGACCTTCATCCAACGCTGGCTCTGCAGCTACGGGTTGGGTTGGCTGCTCCTGCTGCAGTCTGTCATAAAGTACGCCACCGTTCGTTGTGTACCTAGCTGTCTGGTTTTTCTTAGGTGCGTTGCCAGTTAGTGCAGCAGACGCTGCGGATTGCTTACCGCGTACCCTGTCAACTACGTCAGAGCCTAGGGCTTGGTTGAGGAATGCTGTGTCGTTCTTCTGCTGAACTAGGTTAGCTGCACCACTCTCAATACCAAGGCCCTGCTTGTTGGCCTGGTTGATAACTTTATCTACTGAAGATCCTGTTTTATTTGCGATCTTCTTTGCTTCCTTTTTAGAAAGACTTGAGCCTGCCGTCTTGAGGCCCTTTCTGATTCCTGCCATTAGCCTGCGATTGATAGTCCTGGGTTAGATTTAGCTACGAGTTGTCCGGTACCCATCGACCTATTCGGATTCCGGTCCCGTGGTTTGATACGACGTGCTTCGTTCTCATTCACGGTGGGTTGTAGTCCCTGAGCTTTCAGGGCTGCCATCTCAGACTCCTTGGCAAGGCGACGATTCTCCATCATCTGCGCTGCCATCTGTTGCTGTGCCATCTTCTGGCTAGCAGCAAACTGCATCATCTGAGACTGCATCTGCATAGCCGCTTGCTGCGACTGCTGCTGTTGTGATAGTTTGAATTGTTGGAACGCATTGTACTGGCCCTCCTTGAAGGTACGGTCATTCTGTGCCACCATTTCGTTGTGGCGCTTCTGAGCCTTCTTCTCGGTGCGCTTGTACTGGCGCTGCATCTGTTTCTCGGAGCGCTTCTGAGCTTTCTCCTGCTTCTTCATGTCAGAAGAAGAAGGCCCCGAAGGGCCTCCACCACTACACATGGGGTTTCTCCAGTTCTTGTTTGAGGTGTCGAACAACAGAAACTTGACCAGCCCTGTAGGCTACCTCCCTAGGGTCCAGCATGTGGTCCGGGTAGGTGTCCGGGTAGAGCTGCTCAAGTTTGTTGATGAGGCGCTTGAGTTGAGCAGAGCTGAACTCTAAGGTGGGGTCAATCATTGAGGTTTCTTCTCAGAGAAGAGGCACTTATCCCCATCGCAAGCCGCTGGGCCACTGGCCTCGTGGGCAGAGCCATGAACTGACATAGCCAGAGCAAAGTCGTCAGTGATACGACGCTCCAGTACTTCACGTTCCAGCTGCTCGTATGTCTCCCGATCAATAGGTTCAAACGGGAGGCGAGGGAAGGTTTCATTGGCATCGAAACGAGCCAGCAAGGCGGCAGAGATGTATCCTGCATCAGCTTGGATAGCTTTATGGATGAGGGAAGATAGCTCTTCGATCTCGTGCTCGCGGTACTCCAGCGTTGCTGAAGTGTTGTGGGTTGTGTAATACTTCTGCACTTGCATGTAGAAGTCCCACTGTGCGTTGATTCCAAAACCGTTGATGTTGTACTGGTCGCAGCCAGGGAGATCTGCCCATGGGGTTTGAACGGGGATCTCTACAAGCCACTCAGTGCAGCGTGGATCGCGTGGATCGTCCAGCAGTGCACCGGTCTCGTCACGATCGGACTGAGACGGGATGATCTTGTAACCGTAGGACTCACATGCCAGAGCGACAGGATCGTTCTTAGCGAATGTGATACGACGGATAAAGCGTGCGGCCTTGGGCGGGTGCCAGCCAGGGGCAGCCCCGGTGAGAAGGGACTTGGTACCAGCAGGCTGTACGGTGGTGAATCGGTTGGGTATGCGCAGGCCGTGGCGGTTACAGTACTCAGTGACTGTTTCCTCTACGGTACGCTTCCAGAACTCTAGGTAGTTACTCTCGACAACGCGATAGCCTAGACCTTCTGGAGTGTTGGGGCGTCCCTCCTGCCACCAAGCCAGCCAGCCTGCTCCGAATGCCTTCACGAAGAAGTCGAAGAGACCAGTGAAGCTGACGCCAATGATTGGGTCAACCTCTCGGGAGAATTGATAGCGGGGGACTTTGAACTCATGATGGAGCAGCGCTGCGGCGGCGATTGCTCCGGCCTTGAACGCACGGTGCTGGGCGTCCCAGTCATTGGGATCCAGCTGGTTCAAGTGGATCTCAGCAAGGTTGCAGTGGAAGTCCTTGCCAAGGATTTCACCACAGGGGTTCAAGCCGTAGCGACCCATGCGGTGTTCGATGTGGTCAGCACCTAGATCCTGTAGGTATCCGGCTGCGAGATCTGGGGAGGTCTCGTAGAGATACAGGAACTGGCGCTTCTTGTCGTCAGTATCCAGGAAGTCAACGCTGCTCCGAGCAATAGCCTCGGGGGCGTACTGGATAGCGCCTTCGCCTGAATAGAATTGCTTGGTAACACTAGCTTTAACCTCGTCAAACGTAGGTTTGGTATGGAAGACCCGAGTGTGGTTCGCCATGCGCAGAGCATCGCGCTCAGGATCAATCCGCCACTTACCATCTTCGCCCTGTTGCCAGAGATTGTCTTTTGCTACTGCTGCTGATTCATCGTCACCGTGGAACTGGCGCATGCCAGCTGAGCGGCGGACGTTGCCTGCCACAACGGCAAGGCTTGATTCATCTAGCAGTAGGCAGCACTCAACAGAAGTGAGTTTACGACCGTGTGCCTTGGAGAGAATTTCTCCAGCACGTCGGTAGAAGTGGGCGAGCTTAACAGGGTTGGCTACCCCACCGAAACCAGCGATGGGTGAGCCGGGAGCCCGAACATGGGAGAGATCGATTACTACCCTATCGATCTGTGCCGGGCCACAAGCTAGTTGTAGGAGAATGAGAAAGGCGTCACACCACCCTTCTCTTGAATCGCCTACGGTAACATAGGCAGTTTCTCCCTCAATGCTTAGCACGCTCTCCTCGATTGGGTTTTCTGCTTCCCCAATTTTCTCCAGGATATCTAATGTAAAGTTCTGTGTCACCACAGGGAGCCTATCGAAGGTCCGAGGTTCGATGATCGCTCCAGTCCCGGAGCCCATCATCAGGAGCTCCATCTGCAGGCTGAAGGCCTCGAGATCTTCAAGGTCTGTGTTGGTGCAGTTGTATGCACCGCTGAAGTTCTTCTGCTGCTCGATCCAGGGGGTACCACCTACCCAAAGCCATCGCCCAGAGGGGAGGGCCTTGAGCTCGGACATCTGCTCACGGATCAGAGCTGCTTCATCTTGATCGAGCTGGCCCTCACGGGTCAGCCACTTGTCATACCTATCATCGGTGTCTTGCCATGTCTCTTTACCAGCCTCGTTGCGTCGGGAATATGTGCGGAAGTAGACGGGGTTAGCGCAGGGTGCTTGCTTGGGAAATGACATGTGCTGCTTTGAGTTGATTGATCTTAGTATCTACAAGGTGAAAAGAGGAGACCCAGCCGACTTCATTGCCGTACCGGATCTCCACGCTATCTTCATGGGTAATTATTTCCGGTTGCAGCGGCGACTGCTGGGTAGACTCCAACAAAGATTCTTCGGATTGCATTTGCAACTTCTCTATGTTCTAATTGGGTGGCTGGGTCACAGCGCACCTTGAAGTAATGGATCCAGGACCGGACAGTGCCAGTCATGTACATCCTAGTGGGGGTTGAAAGGGGGAGCACGCGACGTGCGCACTCCTTGGCCACGCCTGCGTCAAGCATGGACTCGTACAGGTCATAACCAGCCAGGTTATGGCGAGCGATCTGTTCTTGGAAGCGATCGACGAGCTCTTCTGGGAGGTCTGAGATGCTGTTCGGTCTGTTCTTAAGGTCTGGTCTACGCAGCGCAGGCACGACGGGCAGTGGGGCCGGGGCATATCGTTGGCTGAACTCTTGGAAGGAGAAGCTTCGGTGGCGGAGGATTTGGGATGCGACATCACGTTCGGTTTCAATTTCAACGCACAACGAGGCCATCTCAAAGGGTGACCAATGAGCATGTTTGATAAGGTAGTTGATTAGTTTAGGTGCAGTAGCATCGTTGTTCTCATTGGCAGGGTTGGATACCCTAGCCATCTTGGCGATCAGCTGGTCACCTTCGGGCGTAGCCCAGACAAGTTTGACGTTCATACGAGGTCGATCAGGGTGGGTGGTTGGTAGTTAGGTCCCTTGAGAACCTTACCGTCTTCACGGCGAAGGGGCTTACCGTCTACGAGCTTGGACATGTTGGACTCTTGCACACGATCAAGTGCCTCATCCAGGTCCCAGCCCACAGCAGCGGCCAGCTGGTAGCAAACGTAGACCAGATCAGCGAGCTCCTTCAGAGCTTCCTCACTGGCACGCTTGTTCTTAAGATCGTCCCCCGCGAGATACAATGCTGCAAAGAGCTCCACATACTCCTCTGCTATCAGAGTCTTCTGCAGCTTCACTACGTCCCTGCTGAACAGGTTGAGTGGCTGCCCCATTGCCAGGCGGAAGTCCACGGCTTGCTGTTGATGGCTC